TGTGACTGCATCGGAGAAGAGGCTTACGGCAAGCTTGTAAGACGTTTCGGTGGATTGTCCCTGTATATTGCAAAAATAGATACCATAGAACGTTCTGCTCGTGATGAAAAGATACGCTCAGACTTTAACGGATATAACTTCAGGTATCTGGCTTTGAAATACAACCTGTCTGAAAGAACCATCAGAATGATAGTTTCTGATATATTGCAGGCTAAAAAATCTGCACCTATGGAAGGTCAGGTAACATTCTTTGATGATTGAAGATCCTTATTGAAACACATCATGTGTACCACCCCTAATATATATGGTATAGTTATTACAGCGATAACGGTATCAGATATATTGGGGGTGTTTTTTTATGAATAGTCAGGAGATATTTACTATGGTCTTTCAGCTGCTCCTTACAGGCGGCATAGGTATCATCACATATTTTCTGAAAAGAACGATGGACGAGATAGACAAGTGCAAGAGCGGACTTGATAAGGTCAAGGAAAACTATGTGGCTAAAGACGAGTTCGACAAGCTCAAGGGTGATATTGCTGATGTGAAGCAGAATTATCTCACAAAAGATGATTTTTACAGAGAACAGCTTAAAACAGAGCAGAAGCTCGACAAGATCATGGATATCTTGATGGAGATGAAGGGAGAGAAATAGTATGGACATGGAAAAGCAGATGCAGCTTATCAGAGCAGGAAATTTTAAAGAAAATAACGGCTCTGTGATGCGCACGATCAATATGCTGCGGACTCAGTACCACAAGCTCAAAAGCGTGGAATATGCGCTGCCTAACATCACTAAGAGCGAGATAACAGACAGCGTTAATTATCTGTATGAGGCTGGATATATCCACCTCCGTGACATTATGACCAAAGAGCCTACAACTCTTGCCGACAGCGATTTTGACGACCTCGAAGCAAAGCTGACAGCAAAGGGCATAAGCTATCTTGCGGGAGGAATCAATGATCCTTGCATAAGGCTTTAAGGGGGCGGTCTTATGAGCAAGAAAAGGCGCAAGCACTCTATTATCGACAAGCTGCCGCCTGACCTTAAGGAAACTGTCGAAGAAATGATGAAGTCCGATTTTACTTATCAGGAAATAGCGGACTATATCAAGGCTCAGACAGATCAGGACATCTCAGTCACATCTGTATGGAGATATGCGTCAAGCCTTAACAAATCTGTTGAAACTCTCAGAATGGCACAGGAAAATTTCAGAGTCATAATGGAGGAGATAAACAGATATCCTGCTCTTGATACAAGCGAGGGCATCATAAGGCTGCTGTCGCATAATGTGCTGGAAAGCATACAGAACACTCCCGAAGAAAAGTGGCAGAACATGAATCCTGAGGCTCTGCTCAAACAGGCAACAAGCCTTGTAAAGGCTGCAGCGTATAAAAAGAACATGGATCTAAAAAATGAGGATATCATGTCGGCAGGCTATGAGCAGGTCAAAACAATGGTATTCGAGGCAATGGCTAAGGAACGTCCTGATCTGTATAAGGACGTTGCAAAATTTCTGGAAGACAAAAGGAGCGATGCGGTATGATATATGTTGTACACGTCCAAAGCGGCGCAGAGCATGATGTTGTCCGTGCGCTTGCTGATAAGGATATAACGGCGATAGCTCCTACACATGACCTGCTGGAGCGCAAGGGCGGTATATGGCACACAGTTCGGAGAGTGATATTCCCCGGATATGTTTTTATCCGCAGCCAAGGTATAACGGACAATATTTACTACACAGTCAGGAACACCTCCGGTGTGGTAAGATTTCTGGGCAGACCGCCCACACCGCTCTCAACTAGCGAGGAAGCAAGACTGCGCTGGATACTGTCTGCAAAAGATCTGACCGTCAGCAAGGGATTTATCAAGGACGGCAGAGTGACCATAACAGACGGCATACTTTTTGGCAGAGAGCATTGCATAGTTAAGTACAGCAAGCGGCGCAAACGCTGTACATTGTACTGCGAGATAAACGGCAGACGTCATTACTTTGACGTTTCTGCTGAGTTGGACAAGCTCTGATCGAGAGCGCAAGGTTGATTCGTCCCCTGTGCTTGATTTTGGAGTAAATATGGGATAGACACAGGCTATTACTATTGTAAAACCTGAATGGCGAAGCCTGCCCTAAGAAATATCGTTTTAAAGCCGTTTTACAGCGTTCTAACACGTTTTGAAATAATTCTTAGGGTAATTTCCCGACTTATTAACATATGCCCCTTAAATGGGCGTGTGGTTTGACGTGCGGCAAGGAGGATAGACGTGAACATAAAAAGAAAACAGGCTATCAACACGCTGGCGGATGCTGTCAGCAGTGTTAATGACCTTAAAGTTAAAACAGATATACAGAGCCTCGGAGATCTTTCTGAGGCTTTTATTAATACCTCTGACAAGTCAGAGCGTAAAAAGCTTGCCGCAGATTACAAAAGGCGGCACAGCGAATTACAGGATTTTTTAGATAATAATCCTGAATTGGTTAATGCCGAAGTAGAGAGAGCATTATTGACAGCTGCTCTTGGCGGAGAATACACCGAAGAGGAAGTAAGAGTTGATGCAAGAGGGCGCAGAACGATAAAGCGTAAGGTCAAAAAGGTCGCACCTAACCCATCGGCAGCACTGAGTTACTTACAGAACAAAGACAAGGAAAACTGGTCGCCTAATCCTAAGGCTGATCCTGAACTGGAGGACACGTCAGAGATTGAGGAGGAGCTTTATGGTAAAAAGTAAACCGCTAAAGCAGCGTAAAACCATACCGTATAACTTTGGCGAAAAACACAAGCAGTATATCCGCCGCTGTACAAACAGCATGATAAACTGCGCCGAAGGTGCGGTCAGAGCAGGCAAGACAGTCGATAATGTTGTAGCGTTTTGTCACGAGATAGAAAATACCAAGGACAAAATACACCTTGCTTCGGCATCTACGGTCGGAAATGCAAAAATAATCCTCGGCGACTGTAACGGCTTCGGCATTGAACACTGGTTCAGAGGTCAGTGCCGCTGGGGCAAATACAAGGGAAATGAAGCACTTATCATAAGAGGTCCGAAAACACATTTCAGAGAGCGCATTATCATCTTTACAGGTGCTATGATGGAAAACAGCTTTAAATCCATACGAGGCAACTCTTATGGTATGTGGATAGGCACAGAAATTAATCTCCACGCTAAAAGCTTTGTCAAGGAAGCTATGAACAGAACTATTGCCGCAGATAAGCGTAAGATCTGGTGGGATCTTAACCCGGACAATCCAAAGAGCTGGATATATACCGAGTACATTGACAAGTACCAGAAGGACGCCGCCGATCACAAGTTCCTCGGCGGCTACAACTACGCACATTTTACTATTGATGATAATATCAATATTTCCAATCAGCGTAAGGCTGAGGTAAAATCACAGTACGATCCAACATCTATCTGGTACAAGCGAGATATCCTCGGATTAAGGATTGCAGCTGAGGGTCTTATCTTCCAGAGCTTTGCCAACGATCCTGATAAATTTATCTTATCGGAAAACGAGCTTGACAAAAGCAAGATCACATCCATTCAGATCGGTATCGACTTCGGCGGCAACAAATCAAAGACAACATTTGTGGCTACGGCATATCTGGAGGGTTTTAAAAAGCTGGTCGTGATTGCCGACCACAAAATTGAGGGCAGCAAGGGCGAGGTCAGCCCCGACACCATATATACAGCTTTTATTCGTTTTGTAAGGGCGTTATACCAGCGGTATAATCCCATTTTAATAAAGTTCGCATGGGCGGATAACGAAAACCAAGCGGTAATCAACGGTCTGAGGGTAGCCTGTGCCAGAGCAAGGCTGCTGATCAAGATCGTTGACTGTTATAAAGCTCCCCGCAATGACAGGATATCACTGCTTACAGCACTTATGTCGCAGGGCAGATTTTTGGTGCTTGATAACTGTAAAAATGTTATCGGCAGCCTGTCAGAGCAGATATGGGATCCTAAGATAACAGACAGAGATGAGCGTCTTGATGACGGCACTTGTGATATAGATACCGCCGACGCTCTGGAGTACAGCTTTAGTAAATTTATCAAGCCACTTACTTTGGCGGGAGGTGAACAATATTGAACAGTCAGATCATTAACTGGCTCAATAATCAGTATGGTTACACGTTATCCAATGATTATTACAACATTATCGGTATCTGGAAAGACTGGTGGAAAGGCTTTCATGAGCCGTTCCACAGGATAGTGTATGAGAACGGTGAAAAAAGAAAGAGCCGTGATATGTACACTATGAAGATGGCGAAGAAAGTCTGCGAGGACTGGGCAGCTATACTTATCAATGATAAAACAGATGTAAAGATCGATGATGAAGATACGCAGAGATTTCTCAGCGGTGATACAGAGAACGGCGGAGTGTTCGGGAGCAATAACTTCTGGGATCAGTCAAATGACCTCATGGAAAAGATGATGTACTCAGGTACTTGTGCCATAGTCATACGTCTTAAAAACGCAGCTGTCAGCACAGAGGGCAGATTTATTCCGTCTTCTGACACAAGGTGTGATCTTAACTATCTTGAAGCTGACAAGATCATACCGCTTACAATAGACAATGGCGACATTACAGAAGCGGCTTTCTGCTCAGATGTATGTGTGCGTGGCTGCAGCAGGCTGTATCTTGAGATACACAGATTTGAAAATGGTGAGTATGTTATAGAAAACCATATTTTCCGAACTGACAGCAAGCAGAAAGAACTGCTTTGTGAGGAAGAGCTGCCAAACGGCGTGCCCAAGATAATACGAACGGGTGCAGACAAGCCTTGGTTCTCTATCTGCAAGCCCGCTATTGTCAATCCTATTGAAGGCAATAACGGTATGGGCTGCGCTGTTTTTTCCAATGCCATAGATAATCTTAAGGGCATTGACCTTGCCTTCAATAACTTTTGTTCGGACTTCTGGCTCGGTCAGAAAAAGGTGTTTTTAAACAAAAACCTGCTTGCAGAGATGTCAGGCGGCGGAAAGATCGCTCCTGATGATGTAAATCAGCAGCTCTTTTATTACATCGGAGAAACTATGGACGATGGCACAGGCAAGAGCCTTGTGCAGGAGCATAACCCTGAACTGCGTGTATCAGATAATACGGCAGGCATACAG